CTTTTGAACAAACTGAAAGAGTCCAAACTTCCGGAGGCTGGCCCATGATTCTGAAACTTGCCATCGAAGCAATTGTATTGGTTGCTTCCATTTACCTGCTGATGGTGTCCGTATGCATTGTATGGAAGAGCATATTGCATCTTGGCCGGGGTCATCACCACAGTATCGTCAACCATCGCGGCAGCTTGTGCAGGAGTGGCGACCTTGAAAATGCCCATCAAGGTTTCGGTACCTTGCTTGCCGACTTTGCGCCACTTGGTTGGGTCGCTCAATGGTGATGAGGTGTTTGTGCCGACCAGCGATTCCCAACGAACGTAACCGCCACCGTCATCAAACATGACACGTGCGCCAGCTTGATAGGAATATGGAACACCGCCATTTTGGGCAGTTGTGATGAAATCCGGGGTTCCGATAACAGTGAACTCCCTGATCCAGTTGGTGATATCATACAACAACTGGTTGTATTTATCACGTTCAACACGTTTTGCCAGAGGGTCCAGCACCGGGTCACGGGAATAGTCAATCCCATAACCTTCCTCATAGCTCACATCACCGGATGGTTGGAGATCTTCTGGAACTGCTGTTCTTGTTCCGGTTACTGCAAATGGGAATCTGAACCATTTCATGGTCATACCTCTGGGAAATTGCCGTTGTCAAAGTTTAGGCCGTACGGGGCAAACCCAAACGACGGTGATGAAAGAGTGGTGATATTATAACCCACACCGGCAGGGCTTGGTAATATATCCATATTCTGCAATGCATACATCAAAGATGCTGCTATCGGTTGGGTGAAAACATAGGTGATGGTCATATCAAGGTTATCAGCCAGATATGCCGCACCGGGTCCAAACAACCGGGCCAAAAATGCGTTGGTTTCCGGGATTGCGCCACGAGTTGTGAGTTGGAAGTACCGCAACTTGAGCAACAGCCTTTTATTTTCTACAGTCAGACTGTTGATTACCGGCACATCCACAGCAAAATTGCCGTTGTCGAAGTTAAAACCGTAATTTGCAAAACCAAAGTTGTGGTAATCAGGTGGTGATGGCTGTTGTGATGTGTACAATGGGAGATCGAGAATTATTGCCCAAACTGACAACCCGAAATCATTGGCAGTGTCCAGATTGAACACGTTCCAGAACCAATCTTCCCAGAACCCCTTCCAGTTGATATCATACCATTCTGCTTTTTTCTTGATCAATGTTTGCAGACGTTCGGCACCATCATACTGCCACAAAATGGCCTGCATGGTTTCCGAGTCTAAAATAAAATCCTGAATATTACCGGTCACAACACAATCACCTGAATATTAGCTTCTGTGATGCTGGCTATCTCATTAAGCGCAATCGGCAACGTGTCAGTCAGATAAACTGGCACCATGGCATCATATGCAACCTCCATCTTGGTCACAAATATTCCGGGAGCAAATGCGTTTACTGCGGCAGACAATTCAAATGGTGAAACATCAGTATCAACCTGTAGACCGTTTTCACCGTCCATGTTACCAGCAGCATAGTCGAGTATGGCCTGCTTGGTTGCTGCAATTGGATCTACCAGAGCTGTTCCCTTGACTGTTGCCCTAACCAGAACAGGGATAGGGGTTGGGCGGTCAAAATCCACGTTGTAAATTTGCCCACTGGCTGGCTCAACAATAGGAACCGACACCGCCCCGTTGTAATTACAGCCACCTGATTTCTTGGACAAGATCGCGGTTGCAACGTCAACGTCAGTGCCACCATTCACACAGACCCATATTGAATGAGCCACAAGCGGGATTCCGTCTATGACCACCGGGGCATTGGACTTGTTCTCCCGGAAAGATAGTGACTGAACACCGGCAACCGATCGGACCTCAGACATGATGGCCTCGGCCAGAGAGGAACCCTGCTTGGCTAGAGTCTGCCTGCGCTCAGTGCGAACGGACGCGTCCGACTGAGTGAGTGAACCGAGTATGGCAGCAGTCGGGTTTGTAACCGTGTCCAGACCCAAAACGGCAGTTGCTGCCACAATATTGGTCAGATCGTTTGGAGTGGCCGGTATTGGGCCAGCAACTACGGATTCAAAATCAACAGTAGCAGTGCCTCCAGCACCAATAACAACAGCAAATGTTGACCGGAACACATCACCAACTGTCGTGGCCACTTGTGTGCCAGATGGGACCAATGTGCCGGGGCTACCAGTCAGGATCACACCCAGAACACGGGAAACCCCGGCCCCACTGCGTTGGCCACCGGTCAATGCCCATATTGCATCGAGGAAAAGACCACCGGCCAGATTTGGGTTAATTTGGTTCGCCAATGACGCATTATTCCGCAACACAGACATGCGGGAAAGGGTTTCAGATGTGATCAAAACTCCCTGCGGGGTTTCCGGGGTAACGGGCAAATCAGCACCAAATGCCTCTTTGTACTCCTGTTGCACTCCGGTCAGAACTTCGCTGGTGTCTGGCAGGATGGTGCCGGTATTCTCGATGTAATTATACTCAGCCATTGATGACAGCATCCCCGAAGTTTGTCTGAATTACAGCAGTATACGCCAGAGTGTTGTTTTGCACAATAGTGTCAAAGCTGACTACCTGCACCACGTCCGGCACAGCCTGCAATGCTGCCCGGCCTGCGGCCTCAAATTGTGGGACATTTGGAGCACCAACCCAGACAGTCTGGAAATTTGGCAATCCTTGGTTATAAGCCAACACCATTTCAGCCAACATGGTTTTCATAACATGCTCACATGCCTGCTTAACAGCTACCAGACCGGTGACAATAGCAATATTACCGTCCGGGCCGGTGTACATGTCATTGTTGCTATCTACCCCGAACATTCTGATGGTCATGGTACTGGTGTTCCTGTATTGAATATGCCAACCGTTACACCGGAATGGACATGGGTACTTCCTACATCAACCCCATTATTTTCTAGGGTTCCGAACGTTTCAACGTTACCGGTAATTTTCATTTTCCCGGTGTGGTCCCAATCCCCGGACGATTTTATCCCCGATGGGCCAACCTCAACAAAATCTGAATTGGCTTCCATTCGTACCGTGTCGGTTGATAGTGACAGTTTAACAGTGCCATCGAGCGATTGCAATACGGCATTGTCCTGATCAACACCGGCTATTGTCCAACCGCGCATAACATCTGGTATGAACACGCCATCCTCGAAAGAATGCATGCGCTGAGTGTTGCCCGGCGATGCCTCACCAGACTGGAAGAATAGGGACATATCCTGATCATTGGCTTTGATCCAACCAAGATCACCCGACTTGATTGGGAATGACAACAGGAAACCGCCGCCACTCATTGTCATAACCGGGATACTGGCCAACTGCGACATTGGTATGGTGCTGCCGTCAGTCTTGGTCACCAAGTACATGATCTGGACCGAAACCCTTGGATTATTGCGGTCACCGTTAAACCCGATTACACGGGCCGGTAACATGTCATCAACATCTTGCATGTATTTGTCGAGGATGTGACGCATCATTCCTTGCATCGTCCCGGTGTTGGCCGGGTTAACCGATGGCTTGGAGTTTGGCCCGGCTCCTTCGTTTGTAGTGTCAACCATCTTCACACCTCGTGGCTTCCGCTACCCAATAAAACGGTTCATCTCGACTTGCCACATCAAAACCAAGTTTGTAAATTGCGTATAGCCCATTAAACGATGGATTTAACATACTCTGGATTCTCAACCCGGAACCCAACTTGGAAGTGTTGTCCAACAGGTACGTGACCTTTATCCCGTGCTCTGTGTACTCAGGTTGGCCTACCATGCCGGTATCTAGGTTCAAAACCCGTACGGGGCCAGCGAGGGGCCTTCCTGATGGTTTTATAACCAAGGTTGTGTCGTCCACAAACGCATCAACACCGCCAGTCTTACCAAGTTTGCCAACCTGATTCAACGCGCCACCAGTGAAAGAATAGTTGCCAATTTGTTTGTCATTGGCTTGGAAGTCAAGGTCCACACCAATTTGCTCGGCTGCGCTGGCTGAAATATCACGCAAACTGGCCATTCCCTGTTTATTGGTGGACAACACCTTGCCCTTGACATAATCACCGGTCAGGGCCTTGATTGTCAATTCGATATCTGGTGGCTGACTGACATTGGTTTTGGTGATGTCCCCCACACAAATCAAAGGAGCACCATAGGACTGCCGCCCGGCCCACAGGTAAATCTTTTTCCGGGAGCGGTTCTGGTTGAATGGTGATGTTTCAGTCAGGATGTAATCACGAACCGACTTCTGGAGATTGGTTATTTTAATCTCCATCTCATTTTGGTTCTCATTGCCGAACTTGGTGCCGTTGGCATTGATCTTCAATTCTTCATTGTAAACCCTGAGGACTCCATTCACCTCAATCCCGACCTTTACTATGCGGGGGTCCAGTTGATCAAGCTGCACGGGCCTGCTCCATTTCTGCAATGGTCAGATACAACAAGGATTGAGTTGAACCGAACTTCTCCCACCATGGCAAATCATCATTTTCAGTGAGAAACAAAAAATTGCCGCGCTCAAGGTATCTGTATGGGATGACCGGGGTTCCTGCCACCGGCCTCATTCCGGTTACAATGACAACATCATCACGTACAATGTCGATTTCCATGCATTCGATGGCTTGTTTGATCGACAAATTATAACGGGAACCCTCAAGGGTTATTGTAAACTCTTGATTGGCAACCGCCTCAATGGGAACGTTAATGCTCATTTAAAAAACTCCGCAATAACACTGGTCTTTTTCTTTTCCTGAGCTGATGTGGCTGCAGTGGTCGGCTGGTTGCCCCGGTTTTTAGTGTCCACGTCCTTCGGGTCCTTAGTGGAGCCTGCCGGGAGCGTTTCAAACGTTGCCTTAACATAACGCACCTCGCGCATGCTTAGAGCCACAGCCACTGTCCCGAACATGTCCACAGTTTCATCATGTGGTATCGACACAAATGCCATGTTGTTGTATGTGCCTGTGCGGGTCTGCACAGAAAACAATTCTTTGCCCAACCATGCCCGGCGCAATAACTGATAGGTGTTGTGATAATCCTTTGGCTTAAGGACCAAGGAAAACTCGATTTCAACCGGGTCGATTATCTTGTGATCTACTATTGTTCCACCATCCTCTAACGGATGTTCCATGAACTTTGATGTTTCCTTTACGCTGGCATTGATGGGCCGGGCATTAACAAATCTTTGCCTAAAGCTGGAATCGAATATCCCAACCACATCGATCGATGCACCCTGTCCCTGCCTGTCGAAAATAGACATTAATGCGACACCCCATCATCAAACGCCGCTACAGTCTGCGCCATCTGGTTTTGCAAAGAATTGCCCATATCCTTGGCAATACCGTTTGCATCAGTGGCTGCAGTTTGCACGTTAACATTGTCTATTTTAACACTATTTGACTTGGTGGTGTTACCCCCGGCCAATATCGCCCCGGACGATTGTGATGATATCGGGTTGTCACTGGCAATCCCCAACATATCCTTACCCTTGGAAATCCAACCGCCCACTGCATCAGCGGCATCCCCCAATCCCTCGGATGCCCCGTCCCTGAATGTTGCCCACAGATTCATCAAGTTGGTTATCTTTTCAACCAACATGTCGATAATGGGGAACACCATATCTTCAAACTCTTGGAAAGACCCGACCCATTGACCTATCATGGAATCCCCACCAGCGGCCCATGTGTTGATATCATCAATAACCAATGCCAACGCCGCACTAAATGCTGCGAACGCTGCGATAGTTAGCCACAATGGTGCCGTGAAAACAGCATTTGCAGCTCCTGCGGCCAGTGCTGCCGTCCGTGCCGCCTGTGCCGCCTTCACGAACTTCCACAATGCCCCGACAGCATACACTCCCACACCTATAGCCATTACTGATCCAAACGTTTTCAGATAGTCTGTGTGTTCACGGACCCATATTGACCCTTTCTGGATCAATTTCAAAAAACTAGTCAGTATTGGCAACACCTCGGAACCAACACCCATAAACAAGGTCCGGAACACGTGAGAAGTATTGTCGATTTCATCATTGAACTTGGCAGCAATTTCAGCTTGCTCCTCGGTAACAGTGCCAAGCTCTTTTTGCTTGTTGACCAGATCTTCCACGGCCCGGCGACCGGATTGCAGCAACATTATCGTGCCTTGGTCCAATCCCAACTTCTGGCCCAAACCAAAGGATTCCTGTTTTGTCAGGCCCTGAAATTTATCAGCTAATTCAGGCAACACGGACATAACATCACGGGCTTTACCGTTGGCATCGACCATGTTAATGCCAAGCTCTTTGAAAAATGGTGCCACACGTCCTTTACCGGTTGCGGCAAATGCGGCCATGTCACGAGCAAGATTCCCTATTGTTCCTTGGAACTCTTGAGCATTGCCACCAGACATGATCACAGCATTGCCCCAAGCATCAACCTCTTGGATGTTCAGGTCAAGTGCTGATGAAAACTCCTGCAGGGAATCTGCGTAATTGGCCGCTTCAAAGACTTTGTGGGCAATTGTTCCAAATGCGGCAAATGCGCCCAAGGTCCCAATAGCATTTTTTGCCATGTTGCCAAGAGCGGACCCAATTTCCTTGTCCGCTTGGCTGGCATTGGAGTCGAACAGTATGGAGAATGTTTCAAGTAGGCTCATCTGTTCGCTCTCTGCCTTTTGCTGTGCTCAACGGCCAAATGCTCGTTGTATCGCCCGATTACTATTACCTCCCAGATGTCGAACGCTTCCTCCAGACTGATGGTTGTTTTCAGAGCTGAGAGGGTTGCTTGTTTTTCTGAGAGAATTGTTCCAATAAACCCATCAACGTTTGGATAATCCACTGTTGGCCTTTCTGGGCAGAACCTTCTAAGAAAGTTGAGGCTCTGCCGTTCGCGAAAAAACTGCAGTTGTACTCCAACATTGCAAACTCGATTTTTGCCAGAACCTCCCAATCAGCAACATGATTGTCGATCAGTGCACGAGTAGTGAGTTGCAATTCTTTCCCGTCTGATGTTCTTACCCACACATGCTTCATGATCTTCAGCATGATTTCCTCATTGACAGAATATTCACCGATTTTCGGCATTGCTGATATCGGGTACTGTGTGAGGATTTCCCGGCCAGCTACAGCCGGGAATTTTGTAAGGATGTAGGTTTTTTCTACACCGTCATGGCCAGCAAGGGGCAGCTCTTTTGGCTCAATCATGGTTTAAGACCCTGAGTTGTTTTCAAATGCAAATGCATAAGGCTTGGATTTTTTACGTCCAGCAGATGCGACTGAATCACCCGGCATGCCGTCAGTGATGGCACCGTTGCTGAGGATCTTTTTGGACCCGTCAGGATAAATGGCTGTCATCGTGATCACATCATATGCGGATGATTTTCCTTTACCAACACGGTTGGCATCATACAGAACGCCAAGGTTCTTGTCATCCTCGCTTCCGGGAATGACATTGAGTGTTGGCAGTATCGGGCTGGCTTTTGGCCAGATCAACAGGTCGCCATTAAGACCCATTGATTTGTCTGCGACCTGGACAGAAGGCAAATCGAACGGGTCCGCATCATCCGCAAATTGAGTGACATCAAAACCAGTTGGGAAAGTAACCGATGCCTTGATGTTTATAACTAGGCCAAAACCGCCAATATTTTGCATGATTAACCCCTTAGATTAACTGGTGCGAACCTTCAACCTTGCGGATGATGTCGTCTTTGCTGTAAATCAACGTGTACCGGGCAATGTACTCGATGCCAACTTGGATGATCTCGCAATCCAACCAGTAACCAAGGTTCTGGACTTGGTAGAATGCGAGAGGATCACCGGTTTCCTCGGTGATGTACGTTTTCTGTGCATTGTTGAGCGGCTTGCCAACACTGATGGTTCCGTTGAACAACGCCCGGTCGATAACATCTTGCAATGTGTTCAACAATTTGGCCCGGCCAGACGCATTTGCCGACAGACGTGCCAGATTGAGCAGCAGTGACATGATGTTGACAGTTGCCGCATCTTTCAGCCACATTTCATTTGCATACACGTTCATATCAGCAGGTGATGAAGGCATCCCCCACAAAACACCACGCTGATAAAAGTTTATCTTGCGACCGGCCTGTTGGGTCTGCCCGTAATAATTGGTACGTGCACCATCAGCATCATCAGCATCATTGTCCATTGTGACAGTAGGGGTCAACCGATCATCAATTTGAAACATGTAATTCTGGACACTGGCCCGGCGCGTGTAATCAGTGGCAGCAAGAATCATCATCGGGAACATGTCGATGAACTCGCCCGGCGCGTTAATGGCAGCAGCTACTCCACCATATGCGCCCAACCCGGCATTTATAAAATCGCACAACGGGGTGTCAGAATCATCAATAGTTGACTGCAAACTAAACATGTACCGAATGTTCTGGTTCTGGTTCCAGATTGCTGCTTCCTCAGCCACAGCCACAGTTGGCGTGTCATTGAAACAGAAACTGCCAAAATTGTTTGAAATATCGGCCTGCATGATCAACATGTCGGTGGCTGTTTCGGCACCTGAACTGTCCGCATAGACAGCGCCAGTTGCAGTGGACCACTTGATCAATGTGATGATTTCGGTACCAACCCCACCGGGGGCAGCAGATATTCCACCTACTGCACCAGCAAAACCGCCAGTCAAAACAAATTGTTTATTGACTGAATCCCATGTGACAGTAGCATTTGACCATTCAGGGCCAACACTAGCCGCGTTCAATTCAGCCTGGATGATTGATGCCACATCAGACAAAGTTAATGCGCCGCTAAAATCCATTGCTGACAGAACAAAAGTCTGAGCACCCATAGTGATACTGATGGAGCCATCGAGAATTGCTTGCCATGTGGCCAGAACTTGGGTGCCTTTGCCGCCATAAATAAACGCCTCGATTGCTGCATCAACCCACCGGAAAAATCCGAGTTTACGTGGACGGGTCGCATTCTTGCTGATCCACCCAAAATAGAACGCTGCACGTCTGTACTCTTTTGATGTCGAACCAAAATATGATGCAACTTCATCGGCTGAATCAAACTCAATCAGGGTTTGTGGTGGCAACAGAGGGTTTGTGGTGATCACCCGGCCAATAAGCTCACGGGCCAATACTTGGACACCGGCAACTACGCCTGAGACAATATCTACGTATCTGGTAATGCTGATGGCCATGTTTTATTCCTCTTTAAACTCGTTTAATGTTTGCTTCAAACGTCCGTGCTCCCGGCAATGTGGACATTTTAACACGCTTGTGTAACACTGTAAAGTCAAATGAAGGGTCGGCCTCACGCCGATCCCGGTCATCGACAAAGTAAGGGTTCCTGATGTCAGTAACCCGCAACATTGCTATGCCAAGGTTCTGGAAATGGACAACAGCTTCTTGGGTCTGCAATATGTCGGCAGCAGCATTAACAATGTCTGATGCCGTGACTGGATCTGTGTACCCGTCTGGCTGCAATGCGCTTAACTGGATGGTGGTTTCCATTGCCTGTTCATGGGTGTGTATGAACAATTGCTGGTCTTCATCCCATTCATCCTTTTCCTTTGGGAAACCGTATCTATGGTCACCTATCTTGTGCATGAGTAACACACACTGCTCAGGGACACCCTCTGTCACTGGCTGATAACGCTGGATAACCCCCACATTCAATAGCCGGGGCAACAGGAACAACCTTACAGTTGTGAAGATCTCTTCGTCTGTCATGGAATCGGCCCCACATCAACCAAAGTAACCGATTTCCAACCATCTTGAGCAAACCAGTCTTGTGAACCTATTGCGTCGTATATCCGGCCAGCATAATAAAATCTGTCACCGGCCCGGCCCCGGTCAACATCAAATGCAGGGTCGTTTGTGTACAAGGTTTTGTATGTCTTGTTAAAATCAAGGCCCATCTGTTCATATAGTTTGCGGTTCACTGATTGCAAACTGCCCAAGATCGTCACCGGGGGTGCGTATGAATTAACATATTTACCACTATCGGAAACGGCCCGGCCACTGGCAGAGTACCATATCACCTCTTGCGGGGTGAACACGGTCATCGCCTGATTGAATAAATTGGTTCCCGGTATCATTGCTTCTTCTCGACCACAGATGTCAGGGAGTTGAACATTAACCGGGTATCAACCAGCGGTTTGGTGGACACATTTCCTTTCTTGCTGTGGAAACGCCTGTCGATGGTTGATTGCTTAAGTGGAGGATCTTTGACGCTGGTGATCATCTTGGCGATATCACCTTCCACCATGCTGGCCAGAATAGTCATGGCCTTAACCATATTGGAACCGTTAGCCAATTTACTGGCTTCGGATTTCATGATTATTTTCCATTTCGGGGCTTTTTCCGTGATCGTCGGACGCATGAAAGGACGGGGCGGTATTGGCCCATGCCCAAACTCTTGTATAGCGGCAACGTAGGCCACGGAAGTGCCATCCGGGTACCTTGCAGATGGGAACCATCCAACTTCGGCATGGACATCGGCCAGACCTTCTAGGATATTCTGCAATTGTTTTTTACCGGGACCCGGTTTTGACACCATTTTCATGGGAATTGCCCATACACGCCCCGGAATGCTGCGCGTTCTGGACGACCGCCGATGTACATGCCACCAACACCCTTTATCTGCAGAATAGCAAGCAATTGCTGACCGTACGCAGACAGATTCAACCACCACTGCCACTGTGATTTCTGTGGAGGTGCTTGGAGTGTGGTGCTGATGGAGTCAATTGTTGCACTGATGACCAGACCCGGTACAGTGCCTTTGGCAACCAGACCAGCCAGATACAATAAATGGGCTGTCATCAACTGGAGGGCCAGAGCTAGACAATCGCCCCGGAGATACAAATAGGGGTTATTGTCATTGGCAATGTAACAACCGGCTTGGGCATAGTACATTTCCAGCATCTGATCAGGATATTTACTTTCATCCGCAAATGCTGGAAACGTGGCCCGAAATGTTGCAATGTTTAACGGTATCGCGGCCACGTTTCCGCTCCTGTTTTACTTTCTGCGTGAACCCTGACCTTTTGGCTTGGGCGGTGCTACTGCCGGTGCTGGTTCTTCAGGTTTAGGACCGCCTTCACCGTCGAAATCGTTCGGGGTGAGTGGGGCTGATTCATCCTGACTTTCCATGTCAGCAACAGCACGTTCAATTGATGGCGCTTCCTTGTCCCCAATGGTGATGAAACCATTTTCAACATGGATCTTGAACACACCGTCCTGCTTCAATACTTCGTAATCATCTTCACTGATGATCGTGCAAACACCACGTGGAGTGTAAAGGTGTTTGTCAGCAACATTCGCACCACCTTCGATCCGTACGGATTTTTTGATAGTAGGAATATCACCACCGCCTTTGACCCAGATTGCATATTCGACCGGGCCGGTCATGGTGCTGTAAACGTAGATTTTCTTAGACATGGGCAGGTCCTCGATTATGAAATGTCTATTAAACGCCAGTACGACGAATTACGGCATATGGGCGCTTCAGCATAACACCGGCCATGGCGTTTGAGAAGCTTTCCGCATAACCTTTGGCCATTTGCTGTACGCCAACCAATTGAAACTTGGAGGCTACCAGCTGGGCAAACACCCGGCCATCGTCTGTGCTGTTGTCACTAACTTCCTCGGCATGCATGTACATGACGTTTGCGCCACCGTTTGCAGCATTCAGCTCAGGAGCTGACACTACGCGAACACGTGGATAGGTCTTGGTCAACCAGTCACGAACACTTACACCGAAATCACTGGTCACGCTCAAGAAATCAACCACTGAGGTCGGCAGACCCATAGTGATGTTCACGCTTTCAGGGTCGATAGTGTCACCTGACTGATTGCGCAACAGGCTGATTGTGGAGCGGATATCAGCACAAATTTCGAGGAACGTTTTGTTGGACCACAGTGGAGAACCATCGGCACCGTTTGGTACTGCAACGTACGCTGGCAATGCAGGGTCGTTCAAGTAGCCATAAGTGCGGTTGGCACCATTGTTGTAACCATAAAAACCAACACGGTTACGGATGATGTCGAGTGCCAGAGCTGCGGCTTCACGCTTGGAAGCGGAAGAGCTGATCTGGATGCGACCGGCACGGGCTTCTTCCAACTTGCCAACTTGCATGCCTTCTTCGAAACGCACCATAGTACGGCGTTCCCATGAAGGGTTCCAGCTTGACATTGGAACGTTGGTGGCATCACCATAAGGAACCGGCTTACCAGTCAACTCCAAAGTGCCTTGGACAACTTCTTCCTCTTCCCAACTGCCGACTGTCTGCATACCAATCAGGTCATCGATTTTACGAGCCTGAGTGATGATGTGGACAAAACCGGGCAACCACTGTTGCAGGAACTGGATAGGAGTAGGAATTGTTCCCGGCAGCATGCCCGGTACCAAACCTTCATCCATGGCATAACCATGTGCACCAGCCATTTGCATGATATCATGCTCGTCCATGCCGATGCCCAACATGCCCAACGCCTTCACGTCATCCATGGCAGCAAGTGCTGACATTGCCAAGATCATTGGTTTGATCTGGCGGGGGCCGATGCTCTTATGTACTACTGATGCTTTCATGTTTCGACTCCCTATCAGTCAGTCAGTTTGGCAACAGCGAGGTAGCCCGGAGACACCACGTTGAAGTAGGACACCACGCCGTTAGGAATGGCTGCTTGGCCGGGACCGGGAGCACCGACCACGATTTCACCAGTTGTGGTGTCGTAGCTCAGAACATCGCCAGAAACGGCAACATCATTGAGTGCCACAAACACTTCACCCATCTGCATCAACTCGCCTTGCTGGTTGTTCGCCAGAGTGAGTGTAGGCTCCAGAGTGCCAACGCTTGTGCCATAGCTGGCGTACACCTTGCTGTTGATCAGGATACCGGCAAATGGGCCAGTACCACCGGCTTGGGCTTCGCCCTCAACACCGGTTTCGGTGAAAACACGACCGATTACGTTGTTGGCAGCATCCAAGCTGTTAAGAATGTAGGACTTGGCGCGTAGCGGTCCGAGGAACGCCAAATCACCAACGACACCACCGGCAATGTTGTTTCGTACTGTTGATTGAAACATGTTGTTTCCCCTTAAGACTTGTAGTGGTCGTTGATAGCGTCGGCAGTCTTGCTTTTGCCTGCGCCAGTGTCGGCAGAATCCTGAGCATGGGTCACAACACGTGTGGCCTTACCCAATTTCTCGGTTGCGGTCAGATAACCATCCAGTACGGCAGCTTCCTGACCTTTGGCAGCTTTCAGACCGAGTTTTGCGACGCCATATTTGGCGACATCTTCTGCGGTCATTTCAGCATGGTCAAAAGTGCCAACCACAACAGAAAGGCGACGTGCCATTCCGTCACGTGCTGCGATAGCAGTGATGACATCTTTCTCGTCCATTGCTGCTACAACTGGCTTGGCTTGGGCTGCTTTCAGCTCACCGCGCAGAGATTTGATTGTTGCAATTGCCTCGTCCATGGTAGCGGGCATTTTATCAACGCATGCTGGATCTTCTGCATCGATAGGCATTGCACTGGCCTTGGCTGCTTCAACAGCGGCCTCGCCTGCTTCTTCACCAGCTTCGCTCTTGGCGAGGGTGGCTTTAAATTCGTTGATCATCTCGATAACTGGACCGAGTTGCTCGATTGCTGCTTTGATGGCTGCAAGATCCGGGCCAGCGGCTGCGGCATCTTCGTCTTTTGCTACTGCTGGTTTTTCTACTGGATCTGGCATGCTAAACTCCTTGGAGTCGAAAGTTACTGTCATTTGGTCGAGTACGGCAACTTCTGCCCCACACCTCCCGTTTTCAACCAAGGCCAAATGATTGCCCCTGATGTTCCTCTGGATGTAGTCGTAGGGTTGCCCCTGCCACACACCCGGTGAATACTCGTATCTGCACCGGTACCCTAATGAAAGCTCGTTGATATCGCCGTCGATCAGGGTGGTCATTTTCTGGGTGAACGCTTTTATGTTGCCCCGGAGAAATTCGCCATCGAAGTATAAATCCTCGCCCACTATTCCGTCAATACCTTTCTGTTCAGCGGGGGTGAACCCGTTGCCAAGCATGGTGTGACCGGCTATCCATGGGGTAAGCTTGAAAGAATTAATACAAGCTGGGTCGGCCAGCTCTTCTGGTGGCCGCAATACCATGTACACGGCCTTCGGATCTGGTGCACCGGGAATGCTCTTGCCAAGATATGGGAACACACCGGCTTTCGATAACGGATTGCCTTTGATCTCAGGCCAACCATTGGTATCTGTGACACGTGCGGTCATAGCGTCTTGGGCAATGCCAGCCAGATGAATCTGTACACCGGGGTGGATAGGCTGTGGCGGGTTCTGTGGGTCGGCCCACTGGTACTCGGTGTGTTCATCGTTGAGCTTGGGTGTGAATTGCTCACTTGTATCATCAGTGAACAAGGCAAACCCATCATGGCTCAAGGAGTGATATGTTGGCTCTGTGGCCGGGGCTGTGCCGATCTCTTCAATCGATTCACGGACTGCGGCCATTACTGGTGTTTCACCATCCTCGATACCGCCAGCAGGAAAACCCCAATGTTCAGCATAATCCTTGGATGCTACCGAACGCTTGAGCAACAGCACTTTACCACCAGACTGGTACATGATACCGGCAGCGCGTGGAGCTTCGTCTAGATTCATGGTGTAAACCCGCAATGTCAACAGGGCTTATTGTACTCTCAGGAAGTCGGGCTGTCAATCAGACCAGTTTGTACCTTAAAATAGTCTCAATACTGGGCAACCCTTCTGGGATGGTTGAGGTCCAAGATTTGGCAACTGGTAAACTAGCAATTGCTTTTTCTTTGTATCGAACCTTGTCATCTAGATCAGCCACAAAACCACTGGCCTTTGTTGTGCTGATAATAACCGCATTTTCGTCAGGGTCATACGCCACAATTTTCATATTAAACCTCTCATGACTTTTTCACCACACTCCATTTTACACCGGCTGCATCAAGTTTGCCTTGAATTTTCTTGGTGGGGGCAGTGTTGAATATCACCTCTTCAATGTGGTCGGGGGTGGTTTCACCGTGGATTTGAGCTTCCATGTAACCAAACAAGTCTTTATGTTTATCCTTCTCAATCAAGTCAATAGGGTCTTCTATGCCGAAATCATAAGGTACTGACCGATGGCCCGGATTAGATATCGGTGTAGCAACGGTTCTCTGGACGGTGCCACCTGCTGACATATCTAGAGAGTCGCCAAGTGTAAAAGTGGATTTGTCTTTTACACTAGACTTCATTTTGATTGCTACTTTCCCATACTGGTCAACATTGGACGGGCCACCCATTCCACCATGTGGGTCTCGGTCTATATAACCATACACTGGGCGATCTTTGCCGGGTGATTCTTTTGATATGCCCATCAAAGCATTTTCTGAGCCACGTCTTGATGTGGTATTTAAAGCGCCACCAGAAGTCCCAGTATCAAACTGGTTTTTGAAAGAGCCACTATCTAATATGCTTTCAAGTGTCGCTGGCTTCACACGCATATAAATATCTGACTCGTCCATGTACTTTTTGAGCACCTTCTCGGATTTCGCTATATAAGCTTTTTCAGACAACCCAGCTATAGCAGCACGTTTGTTTCTGAACGACCCATATTGCTGCTCATTTTTAACATGTGAATCTTCCGGTGCTACTGGGACCACTTTGTTTACAGGTGTTTTTGCTGGTTCAACCTTGTCCACCTTCAATTGCTCAGGCATACGCGACCAATATCTATCCATCATGCGAGCGTTTGCACGATCATATGCTTCAAGGTCTTGCTGTATTTGTTCCTCTGTGCGGCCATCTGCTCGCCATCTGGCCACATCTGACACCATTGGCATCTCAGGTTTGGGGGCTGGCACAAACTTTTCGCCACTAGGTTCTACTCGTTCTTCCTCTTGCTCCTGTTCAGCTTCTGGCACTTGTTCCTCTGGCATTGGTGTTGGCTCGTCTTCAACCACTGGTACCATGCGGCATGAACAGTTTATGGCCTGACCGGGAAAACCGCGCTCACCAGTTTTTTGGTCAATAATTGGTGGGTCATCGAACCGGTAGATGTTACCAGACATGGCAATGTGGTCCTTGCGCGGTTCAGCGGCACCACCTGAATGGAGCCATTCAAATTTCTTGACTCCTGCCCCGGTCAGCTTGGCATGATTGAAACCTGCGTATGCCTTGCGGGTCTGGTCATAGGCGATCAATTTGGCCCGGCGATCTGACATGCCCTCAATATTCTTCAACGCTGGCAGCAGGTCGGCCAGTCCCCGGCCCTTGGCGATTGAATCGATCACCTCGTTTGATATGCGCTCATAATATTGGCCCGGCATGGACTTTATGAGGTTAACACTTGCTGCGACATGCTCATCCCATAAACCGGCTATGGCCGGGCTGCGTAACACATCAGCAGGGATCGTGATATTGGCCGATGCTTCCTTGAGGCTTGATTTTACAGCCACAGTGCTGGCCTTGTCTGCACCATCTGCCATTTGACTGGCTATTTTTTCAGCTTGTGAATCAAACATCTTTTGAAACCGACTGAGCAACCCTTTCATGGCGCTATTCATCGGTCCGGGAATATCAGCGTCCATGCTGACAACTACTCCTCCTATTGCGGCATCTTCGGCCACGGGTTCAGGGTACGAGCGTTTGATTTCGGCAATTGTGGATGCGGCCATCTGCCTGATCATTGCTCTCAATTGTGCGCGGTACCTTTCTGGGACAGCAGCAGGGTATGCCAGAGCATGGCCCTTTGATTCACCCTTCGTGATTCTGGCTACACGGGGTTTTCTTCTTACACGGGCCATCTATGGTTACTCGGTCGGCTCTTCTGTCTCAAGCTCAGTGGTTATGAAATCACGGGCCTGCTGGTCTGTCATGCCAAATGCCTGTTGCAACATCTGCACTCCCTGAGCCTCGGTCAATACTTGCTTCTTGACCTTGCGCAAGATCCGCTCCAGATTCTGGAACTGCTTGCCAGTCAGGTTAGTAATGTTCTGGTTGGCCGCTACATCTGCAACCTTGGTGGCGGTTGCGTCTGCTGGGTCTTCCAATTCAGGATCTGCCTGCAGGCCAGTATAACCCGAATCTGGGTCGTTAATCAACCGGTCGCGCTCGTCGGTTCCATCAATAGCACCAGACTGAGTGAGGGCAACACCGGCCTGCGCCTTGAGCAGATTAACCTCGGCAATCTCTTTCGATGTCGGTGCATCAAGTGGCCGCCATGCAACTTCTGTGCTCAGATTCTTCATTTCCGGGAACCGCTCAACCACAGCAGACTTGATCAGGCACAAATGGTGGCGCTCAAGCAATGGGGTGAGGTCGTGGGTTTGTATTGATTCAAGCTCTTCATGATAGCTGGCTTCCTCATACTCACCGGTCGCATTAAACCCCTTGGGTGTTGTTCCAAGAAGCTTGGTTGACGGTACGTTTGCAGCAGCGGCCACAATCTGGTACTGCGTCATAATCACTGCATCCAGATCAGCCAGACTGGTATCAAATTGCTCAACCGTATCATCGGCACCCTTGACCTTGATGCCAAAATTGTCCCGGAAGAATGCCCACTCGGTCATCTTGTCAATGAATTGCTTGCCAGCGGCAATGGCCTTGTCGAGGTCCAACCCCAACACAGTCAATCGTTTGGTCATTGCCAGTTGCGGGGCTTCGTTCGCCGTGCGTTCGGCAGCGTAAACCCGCTCATAAATCTTCTGCGGGATGGATACACCAGCATACACGTATGATGGCTTGAGCACATCAATCACTTCCTCAGTGCGGAATATGACGAGATGCGACCGGTGATAACGCTGGCCATTACAATTCCAATATTCAGGCTCGTAATAATGCTTGCTCATTGGATCACTGGCTGTGGTAACTGCCAATTCAGGCAATATCCAATACGGGTCCACCTGCACAATGCCTTTATAGCTGCCCGGTGTGATGCCGTCCGGGTTGAATGGCTGACTGTAATCAATACCGTCAATCTGGAACAAGGCAATGCGGATGCCAAAAATGCGACCCTTGCGGATAAAATTGTACATAGTGTGGTTCAGGTTCATCCGCTTATCGCATTTCTTGATGTACGCCAGAACATCTGGTGGCAATTCCTTGCCGTCATCCCTGAGGATGTTGTAACCGTTCCTGATCGCGTCCTTTGCTGGCATAGAACATGCTTTATCAACCAGCCAGTGTTGAGCAAGGATGCCGCAAGTCTGGAACCCGATGAAGCTCTGGGATGCGTACCACATCAACTGCGCATCGGGAACACCGGCATATCCCAACCGGTACGCGCCCTTGATGGTGTTCATGTCGATATCACTGTCCATGGCCACAGCATTACCGCCCGCGTCTTGGAAAGTCCAGCTATCAGGGGTGACTTTGAAGTTGTTGGACTCAGCCCATTTGATGATAGCTGCCCTGCTCGGCATCTTGACCGGGAGATCCGAGGAAAAGAACCCAGACCGGGCCATGTTGTCACGTGGCGGTTGGTCCTCAATTGGGGCTTCTGGCTGCAGTTTGGTCTTGCTGGCAAATGGCCACATGGTTATTTCCTCAAGTGTCAAAGAAGGACCGACCCTTCTTCCTGATCAATGGTTCAAGTGCGTATCTCAACGCGTCGATGTAGTGATTATACGCGTCCACGATGTCCGTGAGAATATCCCCATTCAATCGGTCCACCTTGTAACTGTACATTTTGAACTCATGGGCGGTTTTTTGGCAGCGGGTGTGAATGTATACCTTGCCGTAATTGCGGATGTGCTCGATACCGTCTTCAACGCTGCCCGTTCCTTTGACACAAGCGACGATTCCCGGTATGCCACCTTTCTGCTTCTTGATATGGCTTATCGATTCGGGTCGTGCGCAATCGGCCCTGACTATTGCTTTCTTGATTCCGGGTATGTGGTCCTCAAGGAACCCGGCAGTATCATCAAGGTCCAGCTCGATTTGCCCGGCTTCATGGCTGATGTATAGGTCGCCTTTGTACACCCAACACCTGAGGCCAGCAGTTGGGTCCTGAGAGAAGCCAAAGTCCAAGCCATGATATGGACCATCCCAATCTGGGCCGGGTTCAAAATCACATACTTGCCACTTGCCACTGAATATCTGTGCCTTGCTGTTCTTGAGATATGCTCCTTCCCAGATGTGCTCATATTGGGCCGGGTCGCGTGTGCGCTGGTGGTGTTGCCGTTGCTCTTCCAGTGGTGTTAATTCAAACCAAGGATTGTCCCGGTAATTCATTTCAATGATCATTGACCGGGGTGGTGGGTCATTCTGCCTGAACATATTGTCAACAGCACTGCCCTCAAGCTTGGGGTTCCAGATCCACCAGATCTCAGAGTTGTGCTTACGTATTGTTGGCTCAAGCTCTACGATTGAGGAATCCTGCACATCCTCTGCTTCCTCCACAATACACAGGTCGATGCCGTGTGTGGATTTGATCGAGGACATGTTGTGGCGCAGACCCTTGAACAGGTACTCGGTGCCATTCCTGCCCCTGATGTAATTCTCACCACAATCATAAAACAGGTTGAGCCACGGTATCGAGGCTATTGCTGCCTTGACCTCTGCATGGAATGAATCTTTAATGGACACCTGCAGGTCACGTGTGCAGAGTATCCGCAATGGCTCTATTGCGCCCATGATGGCAGACATCTTGGCCATAGATGCTGATTTGGCTGAACCCCGGCCACCGTACACGCCCCGGTGCCGCAATTGGCCCCTAGGGATTGCGAACATGGGTAACAGTTTTGGTGGTAATTCAACCCTTGCTGTTGACATCTGGTGCCACAAGCTCTATGCGGGATGGCATGAACGCTGCCCCATCAGCCCCGGTCACTTCCAATTTGCTCTTCTCAAGGCCGGTTATCTTGGCCTTGCCCATAGTGGCCGCAACAGCGGCAGATGCTTGCGCGGTTTCAGCATTGAGGGCTGCTTTCCGGGCTTCTTCCAACTCTTTCAACAGAGACTCAATAGTGACATCGTGCTTTTCCCGGATGTTAGCTTTCAACCGCTCGATTTCCTTGAGTATGCGCGGGTAGGTGAGTAACCGCTCCACACGTCGCCAGATTACCCGGTCGTCTGGGTGATCAGCTTCGAATGCTTTCCTATATGATGGTATCTTGTGGCCTGTTTCTACATAAGCAACACAAAATCGCTCCTCACTGGCAGTAAGGTTCTCTCCCATAGAAGGCGGGGTTTGTGCGGCCTTTGATCGACCCCTTGGCTTGGCGGGTTTGGAGTCAGTCATAATTGCTCTCGGTAGTTGTCTACATGAGCATTTTATCATTTATCTATGCCACATGGCAACGTCTATTGTGCCACACTTGATGTCTATGGTACACTGGCCATCCTCGCTGTCGGACGGTCCAACCTTCCAGCAAGGGGTTTCGCCCTGATTCCCCGGACCGTCCGACCAGCACCAAACCCCCCTATCTGCAATACAGCAGCTCCTGTTGTAGGCTACAACATATACTACTACGCTCAAAGCCCCCGTCCTTCGGGGCTTCTGGCCATTTGTGCTTTTTCGCGTAAAGTCCGAAAATGTGTCCAACGTGGACAATATTACGAATAACCTACTACACCTACTACAACTACAACACAACATACTCAAATGCCCGAAGGACGGGGGCTTTGGACGTTGTAGGTTGTGTAGTAGGTTCTATATATAACCTACTACAGACTTTGGCTCTTTTAAAATCGCACCGGCCCTTCCCAAATTGTCTACCTTGGACAATTTTTCCGGTTCTACGCGAAAAGAGAAACCAACCAGTGCATGTGGCAATTGATCCTTGCACAGTGGAAATACATCATCGTGACAAGGAGCGGTACCCTCCTTCCACGGAACAACATGTGTAGCTATATCAGTGCCACCTGTACCTTTTCCTGTAAAGGAAGCCCGTTCCTTGGCTCTTGCGCCTTGACCATGGTTGTGGTATCATGGAGCCTTGTACAGTCTTTTTGTTCCATCACTCAACCCAGAGGGTCCACGTATGTCTACTAATGCTCCAGTAACAATCCCAGAAGATGGCTCATGGTCCGAGGTTTTTTCTGGTGAGTTTAATGGTGGTATTCAAAATGTAGGCAATGCGCCGCTTGTCGGTCTAGTTTCAGACTCGGAGGCCGGTGAGCCAGAAGAAGGTGCTGGTGGTTTTTCAATTTATTCACAAGCCACACCGATTGCAATTTTGGGAACAGAAACATTGTGGGTGCGTAGTGCCGGTGGCACTGGTGCCGTTGTTCTTGCATAAGGAGATTTTTTATGTTTGGTAATCTTTTTCAGGGCGTAAGCGCCGCAGTAAAAGCGTACATTGATGCTGCCATAGCCGCAGCGCTTGCGTTGATTGGCGGCTCCCCCTCCACGCTATACGTAGCGCAAGCGGCTTACGCTAGTCTGCCTGCTGCTAGTGGGTATGGGGCTGGTACAAGGGCAAAAGCTACTGACGGCTATGGCTTTGACGTTGTTAGCAATGGCACGCGATGGCTTCCTGCTGGCGGCTCGGCAATTATTGCAGCCTGTCCTTATACGGTAGGAATACTACCAGCTTTTGCGGCTAACGCTTCCGGAACCGCAAATGGTGCCACCACATTGTCTACAGCTATCCAAAATGGCGAACCACTTAAGGGCTTTGGCTACGTCCCTGCCAATACCATCGTAGCCGCACATGCAGCCGGCTTTTACTGGTTTGAAATGCAGGCCAGCACTACAGCAATAAAGTTTTACAACAACACATACACGCCTGCTGTTGGGGTTTACCCTACTGAGCCAACGAGCAAAACCGAATTCGCGGGCGCTGTTCCGGGTTCTGCTGGCGCAAGCGCTGCGGCTCTTTATACCGCGTTCAGCTACACGCTACCAGCGGGGATTCTTGATGCGTTTGGGCAGCTAGATAACGAGGTGCTGTATGAGTGCGGAATAACCGCAACCAGCTCAGAAACCCATATTGTCACAGGCGCTACAAGTCTTGGCTACTGCACTGATCCGACATATTCAAAAGGTGGCTCACAGGTAGTCAATGTAAAAAATATATCCGCAGCATTACAGCGCGGGGGGAATAAATACCAAGGATTGCTAGTATCATCCGCATCTATAAAGGCTGCCATTGATACTTCCGTAGCTTTGCAAATAGATGTGAAAATCAACCACGGAAACGTAGCAAACTATTATTTTTACGACAGCATCATTGCGCGAGTGAGGGCGGCAGTATGATTACTGTTTTTGAGTATCCAAAAAAACGTGCCGAATTTGAAGCGTTTCTTGCTGCTAACCCTGTACACCAGTTGCACGTTAATGGCGGCGAGATGATGGTGCTTACAGGCGATGATATGCCCATTGTACTTGTGCCTGACCGAGTAACCCCCCGTCAGATTCGACTCGCGCTGAATGCATCTGGATTACGACCTACTGTTGAATCCGCTGTTGCTGCTGGCAATCAAGACTTAAAAGACTGGTGGGAATACGCACTCGACATTGAGCGCAACAATGCGCTAATAGTTAGCATGTCTGAACAGCTCGGCATGACTAGCGAGCAAGTCGATGATCTGTTCAAGCTGGCCGCTACTTTGTAATCATTAACGCAGTACGCGCACGATGCGCAAGGGGTTAGGAGTGGATATGAATAAGAGGGGGGCTTGCGCCCCCCAATGTCCCAGCCTCACGGCCTGCCCTCCGTGAGAAGGACATGCCATTTTAACATCAACAGCAATTAACCGGCAACCTCTGCATCCCCATCAATTGAGGTCATTTGATGCGCTGGAAAAGCACGAAACGCGCATTGCTGCTATCGAAACTTTTATGCCAGGATTGAAAGAAATGCGAGCCTTGATTGTGGGCGGAGTTTGTCTTGTGTTGTCTGCGGTAGGGGCAGCCCTAATTGCTCTGGTGGTGATTAAATGAACTGGGATTTTATGCACCAGATTTGGGGTATAAAAGTTAGTTATATTCCTAGTGCGTTCCTAATATCACGCCTCGCTTTTTCGTATCCAGCTTCATATCCTTTGTCTGCGTGTTCAGCAGCAATCTTTGCTTCCTGTTCAGTCTCAAATGAAAGTCGCGGGTAAAGAGCATCTGAATCGTACCCGCCAACTCCAGCAACGTAGTATCGACCACTGCTATTAACACCAATCATATAACTCATAAATAACCTCTCGGAATATAACAACTCGCTCAACCGGACAAGCCGGTTAGCTTGGGGTTAGGTGTCACATGAATGCCGGATCGTCATACATGCTGTAACCGTCCTGAATGAACACAGCGTTTTGCTCCAGCATTGCGGCCAGTTGTGGCAGGGACTTTTCAGACCCTTCGTGTGGAATGTGGATGATGATGTGGGTCGCCCCGTTGGTCTGGATTTGTGCAAACATAGGTCTATTCCTCTATCGTTGGTTGGTGGGTTGGTAAACTATCGAACGCTTCTTTGGTAAAAGTCCCGTCCTCGTCGATCCATAGTGACTTGTCACGGACCCTTTGTAGGGCTTCACACTTGCGTGCCTCCCGGACTATGGCCCTACACCCTCCCGGTTTCATGCATCTGGGGTTGGTCTTGCCCACGCTGGTCCACGGGAACTTGAATATTGGTGCCGATTTCAGGTCAATCATCGTCCTGCTCCTCCTCGGCCATTTCCGGGTCACATGACGGGCACCCGGTGTGGTCGGGGTCCCGGCAATCCAGCATCCCGTTCCTGCGTCGACGGTTGGCCTGTCTGCGCTCCTCGAATGGGCTTGGCCCGTCGTACCCTGCATCACAGGCTTCCTCGTAGCTCATGCGGCCCATGTCATTTACCCTCAAAGATGCGGTCGTGGTCGTCCGGGAGGTTTGGTCGCATGACCTCCGCACACTGGGCCAGTTTGTGTCGTAGCCGCTCGATCTCGCTGGCTGCGTCATTAAACACGCTGGCCGTGAAATACTTGCTGTTACGGGCCTGCTCTTGGGCCTCGGCCCTGAGTATCTGTACCATGTCTTTCGGTGATGTGCTCATTGGGTGACCTCCAGATCGGTCCATGCGGTGATGTTGGTTAGTTTTAACATTCTCAAGTTGCGGTCGAACAGTGTGTCACGTGCTACACACCTAGCACACCAGTTGATATTTTGTGGTGGTGTGTCCATTTGGAGGGTGACGCACATAAAATCGTCGATCACGTCACCAGACCGGCCCTTCCGGGTAAACTCTACACAGGCCATCAATTTCATCTGTCGATCCTCACGTTAGTGGCGTAGTATTGCTTGCCTGATGGTGATGTGATCAGTTGGGTCGGGCTTGAGCCTCTCAACTTCTCAACCATCAATTCAGTTGATACCGGGCTGCGGGTAACTACCGAGTCCGGGAACGATGGGCCACCATTGGCCGGGTTGCGGGTAAAAGTGATCATCACGGGCACCATCGATCAACCCTCCAACTGTGCGGTCAGTGTGCGGATTTCGGTAACTACCGCAACTTTCACACGCAATGGGCACTTGGCTGTCATAGCACCAAGACGGGTTTCTAGAATCTGGATTCTTGCTTTGATGGCTGAATGTGTCATCGCTCTATCTCTCTATGGTGGCCGGACCCTGTGCCTCGACCATGTGAATATTAGAACATGACCTCCCCATGGTCGTCAACTACCGTTCGTCGGCTCATGCTCTGAACTTTTTGAATGTCATACCCCTGATCACTTCCTTTACAATCAATGATCGGGTTTCATCTTTCACCTCCTCCAGAGGGATCACCACATAGAAGCAATCCATGACACCTTCGACCAATTTTCCCTGTGACACGTCCTCACCCCGGACTGCTGCCATGGTCATGCGCCACACAAACTGGTAATACTTCCATCTGCGGCAAATCAGTCGGGTCCCATTGGTCATTTTGATGCTCATAAATATCCTCTTCGTGTGGGTTGTACCAATCTGGATCTCCCGGTAATCGTCTGGTGCCGTCCTTCCTGTACTCGCAACACTTGCTCCCGATCCGGTGTGGTGGTGCCGGGTCGTTTATTGCCACATGGCCGTAACCGTCGCATTGGCAGGGTTTGACGTTTATTTCTATGTTGTCCCGGTACCTGTCCCGGTAGAACGGGTCGAGATGTTTAAATGCTTCCTTCTGGAATTTCTTGCTGCCACAACGTTTGCACTTTGGTGGCCTCTTGTACCATTCGTACATGTGAAGCAATGTTACCCGTGCGTGACATGTGTAATCACGGCACCGGTAATGGTAGCCGCGCTTGTATCTCACTTCTTGGGCGATTTCATTGGCACACAGACCATGACCGGGTTGCTGCTGTACACAGTAGGTTCGGCCAACAATCTGGCATTGCTCTGTTGCTGCATCAGCTCGATTGCATATTCACATGCTGCGCGGTCCCGGAATCCCGGAATGTATTGAACCTGATCAACCTGTTCACCTACCCCAAGTCCCAAGCCTATCATGATGATCAATGTGTACATGGTGTTTCCTCCGGGTTAATCCAGTGAACCACCTTCACTGTCCCAACCATCTGGCATGTCAGGAGTGAAAAAATCTTCTGGCACCTCATAACCATCGACACTGCGTATTGATTCTAGTGAAGTGCGTCTGATTTTCGGGTCCGGGTCGAAACGCTCAACGGTCGCCTTTTGCCTGAGGGCATCCGTGAGGCCGTCCGCGTGTTTTTGGTGTTCAGGGCTATTAATGGGCGATATGGACATCTTGCGTGTCTCCGTGGTACTTCTCGTTTGGCTTCCGGGCCGTTTCCGACCCGGTGCCGTTCTTGTTAAGCTGCCGGTTTCAGTACCAGATATCCGACCGGGGCTTCTGTGGACTTGTCATCCACATTGGTCACACCATCCCAGATGATCCCGGCAGGTGGATTGTTGGTGTTGCCAAACTGCAGGATCTGGCGACCAGCGCCACAAGGGGCATCGACCAATTCCATTGTTACACCATCACGCATGCTCACACCGTCATACTTGCGGCCATTGTGACAAAAAGCGACCGAAATGCTGACTACAGGTTTTTTATTGCTCATGTTACCTTCCTCTTGCGCCGTCAGTGGTGGCGCGGACCATTGGGAACTTCACCCTGACGAGCTTTACATTCGGGGCATTGGCACTCATTTTCAACAATTGATCCTTTCATTGCTGCCATTAACGCAACTTCAAGGTCTGATGGGGCTTCTGCCTCAACCGGTTGCAATTCTTCCATGGAGGACATCATTGCAATTTTGGCCATGGTCATTCCAGCCTTGAAAGATTCCCGGTGTGTCGGGGCAATTGCTGTATGAGTGCCTCTAGCAGTCACAACTTCACAAACTGAGCGGCCCATCAGGGGGATGATTCGGATTTTACATTCAAACATTACACGACACTCCACAAAGTGCAGCCAATGGCCACTATAGTTGAAATTGCTGCAATCAGCACGATTGCTATTTTCAGTTGGTGCCGACGTTCATCACGTCGGACCTCCTGCCAAGTTTTGATTCTCTGTTCTTTCATGTTCCAAGGACCCCGGTTATAGATGGTACCCATTACAGGGTACCTTGGTCTTTCAGGAATTTGCGGAGTTTGTTGCCTGCCAGCATGCGCTGTTGGCCAACGTTCAGGTGTGACCACTTGGCTTTCATAGCCTTGGCATCATCACCAGTGGCACGGGCAACAGTGTCATACACTTCGTCGAGGTTTTTGCCTTCAAACATCAGGGCAACACGGTCGCCGTTGTGCTTGGAGCTGTTGCCTTCGGCAGAGTAGCTGTTCACATAGTTAACCCGGTAAACGCGTTTCACGATTGAGCGTTCAGCAACTTCGCCATCTTCATCATCGGCCAGATCTGCTTCAACGTCTGCAGTATCATCAGCTTCTGACTCGTAGTTGTCATCGTCGCCGTCTTCATCATGGCCGCCAGCAGCTGCATCAAATTCGGCCTTGGTAGCCTTGAATGCATGTTGACGAGCAATCTTGATTTCTTCGCCATCAACAGCTGACTCGAACCAGATTGACTTGTCATCAGTCTTGGTGATTTTGCCAACTTCCCAATTGGTGTTGGTGCCAGTGGTGTCAGCTTTAACATAACCACCAATTTGTGCGCGTTTGATCAATTCGTTTTTCATGGCTCTATCTCTCTATGTTTGTTTTGGAACTTGGGCCGGAGCACCATTGCCTCGACCATGGAGTTATTAGAACACGTTGCCCCCATGGTTGTCAATATATTTAGCAACTACCGTTCGTCGGCTCGCTATTTGTATGGTACACACATTGCTGTCGGCAGGCTGACATATGCCGGGTTCGGGTTCTCCACAATGTTGCGGGTCGCGGTCGCATTGATGAAGTCTGCAGCAGCAACACAGGATCTTTCACTGCCAAACTCCTGCATGACAAGCTGATCAACCTGTTCATAAACCGGGTTGCCAAGGCCAATTGCCACAACCAATATAAATTTCATGGTTTGCTACCTCGTGATTTGAGGATTGATTTTAATTCAGCGCCATTGATTTTATTGCCTCCAACCCACATGGCCAAGATGTGTTTGCTGAAAAGGCTGATCTCAGGCTCATCAACCACCGGCAACGCGTCTATCAGAAAGATATTGTTTTCAGATCCCACCAATAAAAACACTGGCGCACCCAACTGGCCATGGTCTTTTGCCCAACGCCTTTGTTCTCGTTTCCACCCGGAAAGGTCAATTGATTCAACAATATCACACAACTTGTTTGGTTTCAACTTCACCCATTTAAGCTCGATCCAACCGGAACGGCCACATGTATAATAAACATCTGGCATTCCACATTTCCCGGTGCTTAATTCAACACGTTCATATTTTAAACCCGGAATTGTAACCATAACCGGTTGCACTTTATCGCGCCAGAATTTCTGTTCAGGCTTCACTGTAAATTGACTCCAGACTTTGTATTGGGCCTTGTGTCATTTCGTACACGAGAGTTTCCGCAATTCCCGGCCAGCGTTCATATGCGCGGTTCATCAGTTTTGCCATTGCATCGAGTGCGTATGGGCCTTCACCATGGTGATCAAGAAACACGATTGCTTCCACCGTGTCCGCAAGCTTTACAATGTCGTTCACTTTGTCCGCAAATGTGTCATAGTTTGCAGTAACCGAATAACCTGCAAACCACACGCTATTTTCAAACCAGTCGATCTCTTTGTTGGCATGTGGTCCGATCAACGTTCTTTTCACTGGTGTCGGGATGTCGCCCATGTACACTTCAGGCAAATCATGGAACATGGCCTTTTGTATCAGATAACCGATGAACAATGAATCATCAATTTTCATCAATTCACAAGCTCTCATTGCAATCATCGCAACCAGAAAGCTGTGCTCGGCTATTGATTGTTCCCTGCGCACTCTTACCATGTGCCAGCGTGTTACCTCACTGGTGCGATAAACATCGCGCATTGTCATGTTTATTCTGTGAGTCTTATTCATGGCTCTAGATCCATTTGCATGTTTTGCGCAAACTGAACAACATCATCAAACATGTCTGCAGTCGGCCCGGTTTCGTCAACAGTAATATCAGCGGTGTGTGGTTCCAATTCACGAATATGGTGCATCAGCCCGGTGTGCCGGTCACGCGCCCAATGTCGATTTTCATTGATTTCCATTTTTGCATGAGCTGCAGCCACTGCATCGATTCCGCGCAAGTGTGCTACATCCAGAATCAGGATCAACACATCACCATACTCAAGCGGATCATCAAGGCCACCGTTCAACAGCTCAGGTATTTCCTCCATCACCAGCTTTTGCAGGGCATTTTGCGCTGTGCGGTCCGGGAACACAGTATCAGCCCAACGAGTTATCCTTTCTTGGAGGGTTTCAACGTCGCCCTTCGTTTTTTCCGGGCTTGTGCTCTCTTGGTGTTGCAGCACTTGCGACACGTCCAGTCTGACTTCGCCTGTCGTGACGGGCTGAACGCTCGTTTTGGCAGCTTCAGCTTGCACGGCCCCACACATTTCTTTAAATCTTCGGTCATCGAGATTGCTCCTGTCGTGTCTTCTGTAATAATCAAGGATCATGGCACATGCCGTAATGTGGGCTGTGTGTGGTTCACCAGATTCAGGGTCGATGTCCTCGCCCATTTCAATGGCAGACGTGTGGCGTTTCAAGGCATCAATAACCTTGCTATACGGCATTCCATGTGTCCAGTGTTTTGGATCTGATGGATCACCGTATTTGTCCTCGCCTCCCTGCAAAACTCGTGCCAGCGCAAACAGGAAAATGGGATCAATCAACGACATTTTTGGCTTCCCGGTGTCATATTTGGTAGCTGTGCTCATGGCTTCCAAACTCCTAGAAGGTCCTGAACGTCCATCACTGTCGGCCCGGTGCCAATGTAGCGAGTGCTGCCACAACTGAACGCCCGTGCACACTCAAAAATCACGGAACGTATGCGGGACATCTCCTGCTCGGTTGCGTAATTGGCAAAGTTGAGGAATATCTCGTCGGGTTGGACATGCCCCATTGCTTGGATGCACTGGTCCTCCGAGAAGGTGAATATACGTCGGGGTAGCTTGGTCACAGTGGTCAGCTCGGTTTCCTGTCCCAGTGCCTCGAACGATACCTCCATCTGGTCCTCGTAGCACGGGCCTGACCAACCAATCTGGTTGCCTTGATCATCAAACCGGTTGGCCACTCGAATCGGGAAAGTACGCATCGTGCCAACTACAGTTTCAATCATCGGCAATGGCAGCAGCACGTCACTGGCTATCTGGGCCGGTGTGCACTCCCTAGAGGTCACATACGGATAAAACCCGGAATTGATGCCCAGACTATAGCCCTGTGCCCCCTCAACCTGAATCTGTTTAGCCGCCCATACCACCTCCATGTAATACTCGTGGGTACACACCTTGATGTTAACCCCGGCTTCACGTGAAAGGATGTCGATACCAACGGAAAACTTCTCTGCAGTGATCAACTGATCTGTGCGTCTGCGGATCTTTTCAACCAGTGCGGCACCACAGCCTTTCTTGGTTGAACCGATGCCGGTCATGGTCTGATTTTCTTCGTCGATGTGATGCTGTTGGATAACACAGGCATTTGGGTGAATCAGGATTCTTACACCCTCAAGCAAATCGCGACAGGCTTTTGCTTCCTCGATCAACTTGTTAATGCCAATCTGACTGCCGGGGCCAATCAAGATGGTGTGCAGGTTTGGTGACACCACACCATTGGCCAACATGCAATGAATGAACTTGCGGCCTTCCTTGTTAACATAGGTGTGGCCAGCGTTCATGCTCCAAGCTGTCATCACAACGTCAGGTTGGTCACGTTCTGCCAGATATCCGGCAATAAGACCTTTGCCGGTGCTGCCAAATTGCATGTCACAAATTACAGTTGCTCTTGCTGTTCTCATGTTCATAAACCCCATGGTTCAAAAAGGAATGTCGTCACAAAATTGGTCAAAACCATTTTGCACAGGATCGGTTGATGCCGGTTTTGCTGGTGCCTGCTGGTCACATGGTTCACCAATGTTGATGGATATGTAATTATCCCCGGCTTGTGATTTTTTAGTCCAACCTGAAAACCAGTGATCAACGCCTTTGATGTTGATTCTGCCGGTCAGGTCTGGGTGATTGGGTTTTGTCTTGCGTTTGTTCTTGAACAACGCGCCCCGGTTGGTGTTGTCATACTCGGTCATGCTCTATACCTCTCTGGTTTGAGTGTCTATCGTACCATATCCCATGGTTGGGGACAATGGTTATTTATTTAACTGTTGGTGCTTTGGTGGCTTCCCACCAATTTGGTGCCAATTCAGAAAAATCAATCCTCAACGGAACCCGGATCTCTGGCCGGTGCTGGATGACATCGCGCATCTGTCTGCAATGCTTGCGCCAATCACAATCAAGGGGCATTGATACGCTGTACTCGTCGTGTACGTTCAGCAGGAACCGGCCTTCTGGTAATTCAGAATCAAGGTATTCAGACAAACGGATAATGTTGCCCTTGTTCAAGTCTGCAGAGGTTCCTTGATACACAAGTCCAGACGCTTTGTGTGTGAACAGTCCACCGGGAAACCGTATGTGTCGCCCGGAAATTGTCTTCACATAACCCCGGCTCTTGGCAATCGTTCGTGCACGTGATGCAATCTCCTTCACACCCGGCACCATCGCGTAATACTGGTCCATTATTGCTTGCGCTTCAGGTCCTGCTTTCTTGTACTCGTGCAATTCACCCTTTCCATCCTTGAAGTGTTCCCATGTAAACGGTAGGCCCATTTTGTCGGCCAACTCACCGCCACCCATGTTGAACACCATGCCCAAGTTAATCTGCTTGGCATTGGCACCACCTGACTTCGGGGCATTACGTGGCAGGTTTGTGAGATCTGCCACAATCTGGTGTCCGTCGAGGTTCGGGTTTTCCCGGTAGGAATTAACAATCAACGGGTTGTTTACATAGTGGTGGAATATGCGCAACTCGTGCTGGTCAAGGTCGCCATATGTCCAACCGTGGCCCTCTTCCGGGAGGAATATTGGCCGCACCATTGCAGCTGTTTCCTTGTCCCGGCTTGGTATCTGTTGCAGCGCTGGCTGTGTGTATGACAACCGCCCGGTGCCTGTTCCACCATCATCACCTTTGGTCTGGTTGATGTTTGGGTGAACCCGGCCCTTGTGCGCGTGACCAATGATGTGGCCATTAATGAATGTGTCACGGGTCTTGATCATCTTGCGGGTCTTCAGGATCATGCCAGCAGCTGGGTGTACCATTCGTTCCAGAGCATCAGCATTGATCGATGGTTTGCCGCCATCAGTCTTTTCAAGTTTGGTGCCATCGATCGCGTAGAAATGGCCATCATCCCGTTTTTCAGGCTTGAACAGCTGCACAATCGAATCTGATGGATTTGGGTTTACCGGGAACCCGGCCAGTTTATCGAGGTCCCGTTGCTGGCGCTCGATCTGTACTGATAACTTTTCAGCTGTGATCTGGGCAACATCAAGATCGACCCGGATTCCTTGCCGCTCGGTTTTGAAAATGTGGGGAAATAAACCCCGTTCCAGCGCCCACACTTCATGCAGGTCTTGCTTTGATATTTCGTTCTCCTGCCATGCCCACAGCCTCAATGCTAACTCGGCATCCTTCCGGGCATAAGGTTCCACAACGCTGGCCGGTGCTCGGTGCAGGTTTTGCATCTGGACGTTGCGTGTTGCCTTGCCGCCAAACAACTTGGCAAGCTCGGTGTAGATCTCAGATTCCTTGTTCTGCTTCAGGTACTTTTCAGAAAGGCTGTCCAGACTGTAGCTTTTCAGGTGCTCATTGATAAGACATGCCCGGATCATGGAGCAATCACACCGGCTTATTGGCAACATCACTTTGTCATTGGCCAACATGTGAGCATCAAATTTTATGTTGTGATTGACCACATGCCTCAGGCCCGGTGCCAACTTGCGCAATGTCTGGTAGGCTTGTTTGTTCATCCGGATGTCAAAATAGGCTGATGACACATTAGCGTTTATCGGGTCTGCCAGCAGGTCAGACAAGCTCACAGGAACGGCAACCGCCACGCCAAACACCCGATCAACTGGCCAATGCAGGCCGGTGGTTTCAGTGTCGATCGCTACAACCGGTGCATCCTTGATCCAATTTTCAATGTTCATCTTAACACCTGCAATGGGTTGTCACCATTCACAATATCCAACACGTGTTTGGCACGTGTCACCCCGACATAAAACGCCCGGATTTCAGGGTCGGGGTCGTGGCTTGCAGATTCTGCAGTCTTTTCAGACATTGCATTTAGCAGGATCACCCGGTCAGCCTCCCGACCCTTTGAACCGTGGATGGTCGTCAGTTTAATCGAGGTTTCGGGGTCCGGTCTACCATGATTGGCCTCAACCAGTCTGTAATATTGTGCCAATGGTGGGGCCATATTTAACACTTGGCTCCAGTGCCGGGTTATGATGTCCTCGATGTCCTCGCGCTGGAATCGTTGAGCATGAATCGGCTTGCAATTGCGCTTGAGCACTGCCCATTTTTTGTTGTCCATGAACAACTGACCCATTTTTTCGAAATCTTGTTGTGCTTGCTTCCAAGCTCGTATTGCGGCCATGCTGCGGTTTTGGAGTGGACCCGGTGCACCATTGTCGGTGATATATGGCACACCTCTGGACATCAGCCACTCTTCCACCTCCTTCCTCAAGGAATGGTTCCTGAACAAGATCATCACATCTTCATCAGGTTTTGGCACTGCCACCGGGTTTATGTTCCCGTAGAACCTGACCACACCGCCCTCGGCCACAGGGTCATATTGCTTGTCGACCCGGTTTGCCACATTGTGAATCAGTCTGGTCGCCAGCGAGTGAATGTTGCTTGGCACCCGGTAGGATTTATTCAGCACAACACGCTCGGACCCGTGCTCCCGTTCAAATGCCGGGCCTCCATCTGGATCTGCCCCGGTGAATTTGTACAGGGTCTGGTCATCATCCAGCGCCAGCACCACTTCATCGATATGTGGCAACCAAGAATTGATCAATTTCCACTGTGCCGGGCTGAAATCTTGGGCCTCGTCGAGGAATAAAATATCGACTGCTGGTGGTTCATTGTCTATTGCCTGCTCCAGCATGTCCGAGAAGTCCATGTAACCGTATGCCTTCTTCCACTTTTCGTACGTTTTGACAAAGTATTCGAACTCTACTAGCGACCCCTGTGCTCCCGTGGCAGAAAATGCCCTCTTCGTGTCATCCTCAAGTATCGACCGCATGTACCCATATGTGGCCAGATAATAATCACCCGGTCCGAGTTGTTCTTGATCATAAATCGATGCCCCGGTGGTTTCAATCTTGGATACCTTGGAAAATTCGAGAAGCTTTGGCCGGTCGATCACCTGTTCCCGAATCATGTTGCATGCGCGAAATGCAAAGCTGTGAAGTGTGGCGATGTTTTTGCCCGGTGGGACCCCGACCCGGTGCGCCAGCTCTTGGGCAGCAGCTTTTGTGAACGAGCACAAGCCGATGCGTTCAGCCGGTATTCCTTGCTCAATGGCTGCGGACATCCTGCGGATGATCTCTGTTGACTTCCCGGTGCCGGGAGGCCCATATATCACGGTCGATTTTTTCACTCTCTATCTCTCTATTGGTTGAAGTGTGATGCCCGGTGTCCACATCCGGGTTTTCAGACTGGCGACCAGCGGTTCCCGTAGTCTTTGAACTCTCAAAGTTGACCGAGGCGATCCGCAAGGTCAAGCGGGGTCAATCTGGTCGGCATGCTTTGCCGCTTTCACCACACAGGGCTTGCCACTGTGACACTCTGCAGATGCCGGGATATGCCCATTAGACAGCACCCTTTACAATGGCAAACACTCTGTGGTCGCAGACTTTAACCGGTCTGCTAGCGGCACACGGGGACAGCACCCTATGTTACATGTCTCCTGCGTCGTCGTCAAATGACGCATCATCAAAGGTACGGTCAATTCCGGCCTTGCCAGAAGTTACCATTTCATACACCTTCTCTGCATGCTTGAAGACTTCTTCAGACACAAACCCCACATTCTTAACATCAAGTGTGAAGTAATCCTGATTTGCCTTGTTGGTTGCACCAACGCCAACCAGCTTGTACAGCCGGGAGAAACGTGGACCACCATTGATGCGAACCAGACTGTTCCAGTTGCGTGAAGTCTTGGCCTTGGTTTTGGCCATTGAAATCACTGCTTCTTCGACTGAGCCATCATCATTGGTCACCAACACAAAATGCTGGTTGGTATCAACAACTTCCCACTCATCCGGTTTTTCCAGACCTTCACGGGCATGCTCTGCCGCTTCAGCTGAATCAAACGCGCCACCGAAACCACCGCCAAGGTCCTGATCACGCCACAGCAACCATTCCTTGCGGAAGTACACCGGGCAAACGATCATTTCTTCACCGTAGATTTTCCGGGTCACATTGTTGTACAACATGCCTTCTTCAATGCCTTCAATGTAAGCAGGGTCTGCTTTCTTGCGGCACTTGGACAAGCTCTGGACCAACTCGACGCGCGGGATAACAAGGTCGTTTGATTGAACCTCTTCACTGCCGCGATTATCCTTCATCTTGTCTTTCAAGAAATCCGGGATGTCTGCTTGTGTTGCCACTTCAGTTGATTTCTTTGCTGCTACTTCTTTTTTGTCAGGCTTCGCCATAACTATTTCCTCGTTTAGAGTTGATTGATTCACGTAACGGGCAGGTTACGATTTTGTGATGGACGCTCTGGTGAACGGTGTCACCTTGTAGATCGCTTCCGGGACCTCTTTGCCGTCGCGGATTAAGCGACGGATCAAAGCCTTGAGTGATGACGCGTTCACGGTTTCCGTGATCATGTCACCGTGGCCGGATGTCTCCAACCACTTGAAACTTTCGTCTTTGTTGATTACTGCAACATTGACATCGCTGGTCAAGCTCACGCGCCCGACACCCTCGACGCGTAACAATTCCAGACCTTCTTCATCCATCTTTTCCGGGAGGACTCCGGTGCGAACCCAATCATACACCTTGCCAATAGCCGATTTCAATTCCTCGGCCATTTCATTGGCCAGCATCAACTCATTCATGAACCGTGCCATTTCAACAGCTCCTATGTCCTTGATTTGAGGTTCTATTGTGTCGCGATTGAAATTGTTCAATATGCTGAGGGCTGAATCAATCTCAATTTTAGCCTCACCCAAAAATTGGCGCTGGTTGATAACTGGTCCTTTCTCTTTCTTGGCCATGCTCTATACCTCTATGGATTGAAAAGAAATTCGCGGTACTGGTTGGTAAACCGGTCCCATTGTAAACACACAATTGATTGTGACTTCAAAAGTGCAAGATGGAAAGCATATCCGATAACCATCGGGTTTCCAGTCAGGATCATGCGATCTTTGGACGGGTCGAAATCTTCCATCTGTCTGCGTATTGATGCAAGGATTGTCTGATTTCGAAGGCTGCTGGTCACAGGCTTGATTTCCTCTGCAGTGAGAAATAAAATCTCACCAAACCGCTCGGCATCCGAGTAATCGATTCGGTTGTTCTCCTGCACTACGTACACTTTACCTGTCATGTCGGCTATCACTCTCTAACTATGGGACAAGTGTACCACACCATGGGATGTGGTACAACCTGTGTTGATATCAGTCGATGAACTGCAAGAATTTAGCAACCCTGTCTTCATCTTTGCAATTGTTCAGGAAGTAATCACGGACCTTGTATTGTTGCTCGGCCCACATCTTTGACGATTCCAATTTGCCTTGATTGTGCGCACTCCAGCACAATTTGTTATAGATCAGAACCGCTATGCCATAACTGATGGCATCCAGCGAGTAGCTGCCGTCCGAGAAATTTGTTGTGTTGTGGACAGCAACGAGTCCAGCGCTGGCGCAACCGGTGGACTTCAACACCCACAAACCGGGGTCCTTCTTCCAAGTCCATGTGCCACCGCTCTGGGCATAGGCAATGATAAAATTATCTGCGGCCCGGTATGTCATACTCTCGATGCCGACTTTCATGATTGGGGTGATTTTCATGGCTCTATCTCTCTATGGTGGCCAGAACCCTATGTCCTGACCATGGGATTATTAGAACACGCCATCCTTGGCGTGTCAATGCATCAGAAACCAAAATGGCCAC